AATTTAGTGAATCAGTAACCTACAAATGCTGGAAGGGTTCTGCAGAATTAGAATCAAATATAGATGGCTCAAAATCAATCAAGAAACTCATCATCGAATAGAATTGCAAAAATGCTCCGTACACCACGCTTCAGGCAACTTGTAATTAAAAACAAAAAGAAATATAATAGAAAGAATAAAAAGAATGAATCACAGTATTAGATACAAAGATCATAAAAGCTCCGACGTAGCACCTTTAATTATATCTATAAACATGATGGGTGATAACTTGATAGGATTAGAATTAGGTGTCTACAGAGCACAGAGCTTCATGACTATTTTACATAATTGTGATAACGTAAAAAAATTAATTGGTGTTGATTTTTTTAAACCATATACTGACTTCATAAAACCAAATCCTGATGGTCAACCAAGTAAATACGTTACTAATTTTGAAGCTGAATTAAATAAACATTGGACTTTATTAAATTGTAAATATGAAGCACCTAAAAATAAAGAAGTTAATATTATTATAAAAGATTCTCTAGAAGCAGTGAAAGAAATAGAGGATGAGTCTCTGGATTTTATTTTTTTTGATGCTATGACAACGGAACAACAAACTTTTAATGAAGCGATGGCTTATTATCCTAAAATAAAAAAAGGTGGTTATTTTATGGGACATGATAGTCATTGTATTAAACAAGTAATGGAGCCTATAAATAAGGTAAAAAAACATTTTAATAATACAAACAAAATGATATCATACGCAGAGTGTTTTATATTTAAAAAATGAATTTAAGTCGTAACTTTACCCTTCAAGAATTAATCAAATCGGATACTGCTATCCGTTTGGATATCAACAATAATCCAAACTCAGGACAGATAGAAAAACTAAAAGCATTGTGTGAAAATATTTTACAGCCGGTACGTGACCACTTTGGCAGGGTCAAGGTGACTAGCGGATTTCGTAGTGAACAACTTTGTATTAAGATAGGTAGCTCTGTAAATTCACAGCATGCCAAGGCCGAGGCCGCAGACTTCGAATGTATGGGCACAGACAATGCAGAATTAGCTGATTGGATTCATCAGAACCTAGACTATGATCAATTGATATTGGAGTTCTACACTCCTGGTGAGCCGAACAGTGGATGGATACATTGCAGCTATACATCTGACCAACCAAGAAAACAATTCTTACACGCCTACAAATCAGAAGGTAAAACAAAATACAAACCGGTAATTGGAAAGGCAAAAGATTTAGTTTAAGAAAGAATGATTCAAATCGTAGATGATTTTTTATCTGAAGAAGAGTGTGATAATTTAATATCTCATTTTAATAATTATGGTTCATTTCAAGAATGGGATGAATGTAAATATGTTGAAATTACAAATGAAGATAAATTTAAATATATATTACACAAACTAAATGTTCACACTAATTTTAAAGTAGATTGGACTCACGTGGTTAAATGGGATGACGACTCTAAACAAAATTTACATTTTGATATATCTAGCAAAAAAACTATTTATTCTTCTATAACATATTTAAATGATACTTACGTAGGAGGTCAAACTTATTTTGCAGAGGGAACAATAATAAGACCAATTAAAAAAAGAACATTATTTTTTAATGGCATGAAATATAAACATGGTGTAATGCCTGTCAAAAAAGGTCCTAGATATACGTTAGCAACGTGGTATAAGAAAGCATGAGTATTATAGACAAAAAAGCAATAGAAATGTTTAGAAAGATAGACACAGTTCATGGTCACTGTGAAGAATGTGAAGAGGAAGCTATATTAGTTGCTATAGTATCTGAATATTATAGATGCACAAATTGTGGTCATGATACTAAACAACATATAAATGGAAGAATAAGATACATGAAATTGTCAGAAAGTGATAAAGAATTCATAAAAGAAAATGTCAGATAAAATTATAATTGTTGATAATTTTTTTACAGAAAAAGAATTTAATATTCTGTGTAATAATTTAGGAAGAATACATTTTGAACCTGTTGGTAATTATGGATTTTCACATGAATTTGAATCAGGAAAAGATAATCAATGGTTATTTGAAAAAATAAAAAACAATTTTTTTCCTAATGAAAACTTAAAACCTTTAGATATTAGTTTTAGATATAAACACAATTATAAACAAGTATTACCTCATGTAGATAATGGTGAATACAAATATAATTTTATTGGGTATTTAAAAGGAAAAGAATTAATGTATAATGGAACAGGTTTTTATAATTACAAAAAGGATAAGATAGATTTAGATAGATATATAGGGTTTGTTGAAAACAGAGCTTTGTTTTTCCCAGGTGATACAATCTATCATACAGATTTACAAGCTTTGGGAGAAAGTTCACCTAGATACAGTATTAATATATTTTATGGCTAAAAGAACATTTAAACATTTTGTACCCAGACCAAAGCCTCGTAAACGGCCAGGTCGTCATAAAAAAAATTTAAACAAAAATGAAAAACGTAGTTATAAAAAATACAATCGTCAAGGCAGGAGGCAATAATGGATCACACTGAAGCCATTGTCAAATTAGACAATGTGATTAACCCTGACTTAATAAAAAATCTAATAAAGTTTACTAAAATAAAAGCTGTAAAGTATTTAAGCATAAGAAAAGCAACTATAGATAAAAGTATTAGAAACGTTAGAGGATATACTATTTTACCAGAGTCATTTTGTTCAGCGACTGATCAAGCTTTTTGGAACTATGTTAAGTTTGAAATTGAAAGAGTTTATCCAATGTACAAAGCAAAGTTTCCTTACATGCTAAGTTCTAAAATAAATCAAATAGATTTTTTAAGATATACATCTGGAGGTAAATATGAAATACACACAGATCATTATACAACTTCTATTAGGGCTCTTAGTATTATTATAAATCTTAATGATAATTATCAAGGTGGAGATTTAATATTTACTAATCAAAACAAAAAAGAAGTTAAAAGATTTAAATTAGGAAAAGGATCAATAGTTTTTTTTCCTAGCAACTTTATGTATCCTCACAGCATAGAACCAATTACGGAAGGGACCAGATATAGTGTGGTTGCGTGGCTACAATGATAAATAAAGTAATAAAATTATTTGAACAAGAAGAATTACAAGTTCTTCAAAAGTATTGTGATAACAAATTAGCAGAGGGCAAATATTTTAAAGACTACGTTTCTCACACTCCTGCGTGGTACATAGATCCTTTGATGGTTGCGCTATTAGATATAAAAAAACCTATAATAGAAAAAGAATTTAATTTAAAATTATTTCCTACCTTTGCTTTTTGGAGATACTACGTCATAGGTGGATGTTTACGTAAACATGTGGACAGACCTTCATGTGAAATATCTGCTACTGCATGTATAAAAAAATATGATGATTGGCCAATTGTAGTTGAGGGTAAATCTATTGAATTAAAAGAAGGAGAAGCAGTTGTATACAGAGGATGTGAACAAGAACATTATAGACCTGGAACATATAAAGGTGATGGAATGGCTCAAGTTTTTTTACATTACGTAGATCAAAATGGTCCGTTTACTCATCACGCTTATGATAAATTTTATAAAGAAACGGGTGTGAATATGACCGAAGAAGATGACAAATTTTATGATAAGAAAATTTAATGCCTTTGATACATTTTACGAGTACAAAGTAAACATTAGCGATGATGTTATAAAACAAATAAAAATTATTTTTGCTGCCGCAAATGGTAAAGACGATCAACTAACTACATTTTTTCATCTTAATATTTTAAATTTACCTGTATTAAAATCTTTACGAGATGAAATAATTAATATTCTCAATGAACATAAAATTTCATTAACTAATAGTTGGGCTCAGTTATATAACAAGAAAGATAAACATAGTGTTCACGTTCATCAAGGGTCAAAATTATCAGGTATAATTTATTTATCAGATAATTGCACTTCCACATCTTTTTACGATAGAGTATGTAACAGTTACGAACACATCCCTGTTAAAAATACTTTATTATTATTTCCATCGTATGTGCCCCATGAAGTTCAACCTTTAAAACAAGATGAAGATAGATTAATAATATCTTTTAATACAGCTGATCAAGTTTCAGCTTCTTCAGGGACAAAAGGCTCACAGGTAAATTTAGGATAAAGTCTACCTTTATTAATCATGTCAATCTTTAAATTTTCACCATTAAAAAAGACCTCAAAAGATTGGCCTAAACCGTCCTTGATACAGCTATCAAAT